CTACCCTCCCGTCGATAAGCTGAAAGCTCTCTCGGATAGTCACGGGCTCGCGTCTACCTACGTCAAACTCGAGGACACAATATCGCCCGGCGGGATGAACGTAGACGACCGTCCCGTGGATTGCTTTCGGCTTGCCGTCCTTGCCCGGAACGTCGAACGTCGCGGGCTTTACCGTGATGCAGTCGCCGAGCTTAATCATTCGACGACCTCCGGCGTATCTGCCGCCTCCGTGGGCTTGTCCGCCGCCGGAGCTTTATCGCTCGCCGCCCGGAGGAAAGCGGCTCGGAGCATATTCACGAGTGGAGAGGCCGTCGCCGAAGCCGCCGGAGCCGCTCCTTTCGGCCTGTCCGGGTCTGCCCGCTCGACGAAATTACTCAAGATAGCCGCCGAGACGACCTCGCCGACGAAGCCGCCGACCTCGTTATCGGTGAGTGTCTGCGTCTGAGTGCGGACGGCGAAAGCGCCGGTCTTGAAATCAAAGACGACATACGCCCGAGCACCCTCCGGCGGCTCGATTTTGACCGCCGCCGCGTCTGCGATAACCTCCTCGGGGCTCGGCACGGTATAACCGGCCTTTTTCAGAATGTCCAGTTGCGCCGCGTCGAGGGCGAACGCCTCGCCGCCGAGCTTCTTAGAATAGAGCTTTTTCATTTGTGCGACCTCCTCAATCGTTCGACTCGCTGATAACGGCGATTTTTGCGAGGGCGGACGTTTGCGCCCACTCCTCGGCGAGAATACGGGAGCTCCGCTCGAACTCCTGCGAGAGCGCGGCGAAAGCGTCCTCGTTCCTGTCCTTGACCGCGCTCCACATTTCCTTGTGGACTTTCTCAATGTCGGTGTGCATCTGCTTTTTGCGCTCGATGCACTCTTTTAACTCCGCCCATGCCTCGCGGTCAGAGGCGAAGCCGCGCCCGCGCTCCTCCATTGTGCCGGAGACGGCCTCCGCGACGGCGGCTTGCAAGTTTGCCATAAGCCGGACTCTCGAACTCGTTTCGCTCATTGTTTCACTCCTCCATTTTTCGATAATTTGGGACACCATGCCGGGATATACGGGTCAAAGCGTTTCACGCCGACGACACGCCCCTTGCATCTGCCGGGAGCAAAGCACCGATAGGAGAGCGTGTCTTTCGACCACGGCTCCGCTACGACGTGCTCGCACCCCTCGCAAGTGCGTGTAAAGTCAGCGCCTACCATTCCTCGTCCTCCTCTAATAAGAGGTCGTCGAACTCCATTTGTCCGGGGAGCACCCCGTCCTCCATCCACCAATGGAAAATGTCGCGGCCTGTCGTTCCCGCTCTCCATGTGCCTTGCATTTTTCCTCGGCGTTTCCGCTCCTCGAGCATCTTGTCGAAAGCGCGGATATATGCGTCTTGGTATTTCGGATAGCGGCTAAACTCCTTTTGTCTGCCTTGCGTACCCGCCATAGGACACCCGACGCACCCGACACGGGAAAAGCCGCACTCGTAAAGCGGATTGACCGGGATTTTTTCGGACTCGATATAGTCCCATACGTCCGCGTCCGACCAATCAATAATGGGATTGCATACGGCTTTGTGCTGTCTCATGCACGTTTCAAAGAGTCGCCGCCGGTCGTCGTTGTCGTTGTTGAGAATGACTCTTTTCTCCGGGTTAGAGTGTCCGTTCTCGAAAATGCCCCGGTTTTTCTTTCTCGCGGCGCTTTCAGCCCAACGAACGCCCGTCGTTATGTAGCGGCCTTGGCCGCCGCGCTCTTTGAGAATGGAGCAACAATAGCGGACGAGTCGCGTCGGAGGCATGAGCTTTTGCGGAATGAGGCTCCACATAGTCACCCGCTCGCCCTTGTAGTGCGGATAGTTGACCGTGCATTTTACGCCTTTCTCCTCGAGCCGCTTAAACTCGTGGCGGATGAAATAGACCGTCTCCGGCGCGTCTACGGTCGTGTGATTGTGCATAACCTCGAAGTCGATACCGGCCTTTTCTGCGAGCGCCACGCAAACGGAGCTATCTTTTCCGCCGCTGGTTGTCACAATGAGCGGGGCTTTGTAAAAGCGTTCGGACGTGTCCGCCGCCTCGCGGAGCCGCATAATGGCCTTTTGCTCTAAATCCATGTCCATTTATAGCGCCTCCTCTTTCGCCCACGCATAGAGAACTTCCGTGCAAAAGTTCAACGGCGAGTTTTTGCAGTATTCCGCCGCCGGACACTCCGAGCAAGCTCTCTTTTGGATTTCCTCGATAACCTTTTCCGGCTCTATGGAGATAAGCCATTTTTCGAGATTGTTCATTTCTCTACCTCCGCCGCCGGGAGGCCGAGCCACCAAAGCGGGTTATCCCGCTCCGAGCGGCGGCAATCGTCGCAGTCCGCCGCCGAGCACGAGGAGCAACAGAGCCGGTGAAAAGCCTCGTCCCACGGCGTTTCTATTGCCGGGATAGAGCCGAGGAACGCCGCGAGCGCCTCCGGGCTCGCCGTGATACTCTGAAAGTTGTCCATGCTCACGCCTCCAAAGCCCGCAGTATTTCGCGGAGGTCTGCGTCGAGCTCTCTCCAAAACTGCGCGTTGTCGGCGGCGTGGATATATTTCGGGGAGCCGTCCTCTTTCTTTTCCTCTGCGAGCTTTTCCCATGTCGCCGCCTCACCCTCGCGGGTCTTGGTCGTCATAAGGATGTAGAGCGAGAGCTTGGAGCATTGTTCCGCCGTGAGTGTTTTTTCGTTCATGGTATGAGTAACCTCCTTTTTTATTGAGCCGCTTTCCGACGGCCTCTATTTCGGTACGACCGATTGACGCGAGCCTCCGCTACCGCCGCGCTATACCCTTGCCGAAAGCGAGAGTCCGTTTCGCCGGTCTTGCCCCGCTCGAGCTCGCGGTAAATAGTCGCTCGACACTTGCCGACGCGCTTTGCGATTTCGTCCGGCTTTGCGCCCTCGGCGTACATAGCCTCGATAATCCGCCGCTCCTCGAGCTTTAAGCACTCGTATTTCATAGCCTCGCCTCCGTTTCTGCGTAAAAAAATAAGTGCGTCGGAGCTTATTAGCTCTTTCGCACTTAATGATAAACGCCACAACCGCAAATGTCAAGTATTTTGTGCGAAAAAGATAGAATAAATTTTTGAGCGTTCACGCCGCCCGGTCAAACGCTATCTTAAAAGCCTCCGCCGAGGACATAAAGCCGAGTATTTCTCTCGGGTAATCATTGAGCCACGTCTCGACGCGCTTAACCTCCGCCGCCGTCACCTTGTCGAAGTCCGTCCCTTTCGGGAACTGCCGCCGTATCATGCGGTTAATATTCTCGTTCGTGCCGCGCTCACAAGAGCTATACGCATGGCAGTAATAGACCGTCGTCCGCTTTGCACCCTTGCGGCGGGCGCTCCGCTCGATGCCGTCAGCATCCGCGAACTCGGAGCCGTTGTCTACGGTTATTGTTTTGAAAATCTCATAGAACGCCGCGCCATAGATACGCTCGAGGCGGTCTAAAGCCGCGACGACCGTTTCGGCGCGCCCGTCCTTAATGCGGATAATGATTTCCCGCCGCGTTACCCGCTCGGAGAGGACGAGGAGACGAGCTTTCGTCCGCTTCTTTCCGACTACGGTATCCATTTCCCAATGTCCCGGCTCTTGCCGCTCGTTGATATAATCCGGCCTCTGCTCGATGCTCGTCCCGCTCGATGCGCGAGACTGTTTTTTCCGTATGGTCTTGTGCTTCTTCTTTCGGTCGCCCTTTTCCGGGAGGTCTTGATTTGTGAGCGTGAGAAAAACGCCGTCCTCGACGTACTTGTAAATCGTCGCACGGCAAAAGGTTATTCCGAAGTGCTTATATTTTTCCTGCTTGAGTAGAGCGCACACCGCCGCCGGTGAGTAATCCTCGTTCCCGATTTTGTCCTCGATGAACTGCGCGGCGGCGTGGTTTTTCCCAATCTTGAGCGGAGCTCCTTTCGCGGAGAGCCCCTCTTGATAGCGCGCCTCGGCTTTTTCCGGGCTATACCGCTCCTCGGTCGTATAATCGGAGTTTAGATGCTCATACGTCCCGCGCTTGAGCTCGCGGTAAACGGTGCTGATATGTACGCCCAGCTCCTCGGCGATTTCCTTTTTCGAGTGTCCATGCTTGAGCATTGTCTCGAGCTTGATACGGCTCGTCCAATTAAGTTGTTTATATGTCCGCTCTCCCATAGCGCGCCCTCCCTCAAGATATAGAAAAAGGGCGGGAAAGTCCCGCCCTCTCGTTACTGCGATAGAAAGTCCTCTATCGCCTTTTTGATAATCTGCGCTTGCGGTATGCCCTCGGCGGCGCATTTTGCCTTGAAAGCCGCCGCGAGCTCTTTCGGCACTCGCGCGGAGATAATATCATACGTTTTATCTATATATCTCTGTTTGACTGCCGTCGAGGTCTTAGTCTTTCTTTTTTCCTCTGCCATTCTGCCGCCTCCTTTTGGCGTTGATGAAAATAGAGATTGCGGATAGGGTAATGCTTACCCCGCACAAAACATAGATAACCGTTGTCATGGTCGTTTGACATTGAGCGCATTTCGTGTTATCCTTGGAGGGCAAGGGGGATTTCTCCCCCTGCCCTTTACTCGGTGAGCTTTTCTATCAGCAGTAGAATAGCAATCACGAGATTAAGGATTGCGGTAACAAGGTTTAAGTAGCTGTCCGGCTCGGCCTTGTTGCCGCGTTTCTTTTTTCGCTTGCTCAATGCGTTTACCTCCTTTCTGTCTATTATAATAGCATACTGCTCGCAGTATGTCAAGAGCTTTTTCAAAAAAGTGCAAAAAATAATCCCCGGCGAGGAGGCCGGGGATTTACTCTATTCCGAGGAGCCAAAGGGCGGACACGCCGAGGACGCGGGCAAAGACGGGTATCTCATAATCGGGAATAAACCGCGTCCCGATTTCGATACGGCTTATCGAGTCCCGCTCCATTGTTACGCCCTCGACCTGCACCCGCGCCGCGAGGTCGCTTTGTGAGAGCCGGAGCTTTAGCCGTGCCTCGCGGATGCGCTCGCCGCTTATATTCTTCTTTCCCTCAAAATCATATATCCGCAAGCTCTCGCCTCCCGTGTGTTAATAGTCTGCATTTTTCTTGACTTTAGCACATACGCAACGCATAATTGTGTTAAAGGTCAGCACGACCGAAAAAATAGGAGGGAGTTACTCATACCATGAAAAAGCTCAAGACTTGGCAAATAGTATTACTCGTTATTTTCTATCCCGTCGGTATCTGTGTATGGATATATCGGGCTATCAAACGAAGCCAGTTAAAGAAAGCTCGGGAGGCCGAGCAAGCCGCGCTATCCGCCCGCCGGGAGGCCGAGCGAGCCGAACGCGAGAAATTCGAGGCCGTTCGTGCTCAAATCTCCCGCCACCGTAGCGAGCGCCGAGAGTGGCTCGACGCAAATTGCGACTATGTTTCTTTTAAGCTCGTCGGCGTGACATTCAATAACGACGACGGCGTAGGGCGCAATCGTCAAGATATTCTCCGTGAAATCGAGGAGGACGGCGAGCTCGATAATTTCTCCTATGATACATACGACTATGAGGGAAATACCGCCGTCGGCGTTTATTATAACGGCGAGCAAATCGGGAATATCGCGCAAACGGATTTGAAAAAGTTCCTTTCTCGTACCGTATGTGAGCTTGCAGATTTCGAGGTCGTTTCCGGCGAGTCTCGTCGCGGTATATGGGTCGGTTTCTATTTCAATAAATAACATTTGCACGGAGTTTTCCACCGCCGCGCAAAAAGAAAAAGCGGGCGAGGCCATAGAGCCCCGCCCGCTTTTTCTGCACGATTATACGTCGGAAAGATTGCCGAGAGCGCCCGCCGCCTCGAGTGCGCGGTAGATGATGCAAGCGACGGCCTCGCGGGTAATCGGCTGTTGCCAGCCGAAATTACCGGCTCCGTCGCCGTTGAAAATGCCCTTGCGCTTGCAGTATTCCGCCGCCTCTTTCGCCCATGCGGAGGGCGTGTCGCCGGTATCGGCGCAAGAGGTCAGTTGCTTTCTTGCCTCGTTAATATCCATGTCGAAAACCTCCTCGTTTCCAGAGAGGCGAGCCTTAAATCTCGCCCATTGTTCATTTCCGCTCGTGCCGTAATAGGCGTTCATGTCGTCGCCCATCCACGGGCGCGGGCACCATTTCCCCGTAACGTCGTAATGCCGGACGACGTTCTCGGCGGGGATATTGTATTTCTCCATGAGAGCCCGCGTAAACTCTACGAGATTATCGACGGTCTTTTCGGTGAAATACCAATCCCGAGCCGCCGCGCTCCCGGCGGTCGTCTTATCGAGCTTATACGGGCGTACTTCAATCCCGATGCTGTTCGCGTTCCTGCATCTCGGATGAACGTATCCGCCGGACGTGCCACAATGCCACGCGATATTATTGTCCTCGACGCACTGATAAACGATATTCCCCTCGTCTAAACAGTAATGCGCCGAGGCTTGCCTATCGGCTCCGGCGAAGTAGTTCGCCACCGCCGCCGCCGTGCCGAGCGAGCCGAAATAGTGGATAACGATATACTCGATTTTCCGTCCCGCTCCGGCGCGCGTGAAGTTCCGGGAAATAATCCGCTTCTCCACCGTCAGCATAAATTATTCCCCCTTGAGAGTCTTGTCTACCGCGTCGCTGATTTTCTGCGTCTGCGTTCCGAAATAGAACGCGATAACGACCGTGTAGACCGTCATAAACTCTTGGCTCGTCTGCCCGGTAATGGCGAGGTACGCGAATACCCCGGAGAGCAAGAGCGTGACGAGGCTCTTTACACTCAAGAGAGCGCCGAGCCGCTTTACGATGATTTCTTTCATTTTGCTACCTCCTTTAGCAATCTCGTTTTGTTGCCGTGTCGTATGTAATTCCGCCGGTCGTGTTCTCGGCCTTGCTCTTATTGAGCGAGAACGAGAGCACGGTAGCGGTCGCGGCCTGTAAAAAGGCGATAAGGGCGGTCAAATATGGGAGCGAGCCGGTGTAGTTGTTGGCTACGGAAATCCGGCAGAGGTCGAGCGTCGTCATGGTCGATTTGTAGTCGATATAGAGGACGGCATAAACGAGGAGCTTTGAAAAGGAGAGATACCCCTTTGCAAAGCTCCATACCTCGAGCGCCCATTTTTTGAACTTCCGCCGCCGCGCCGCGCCTTTGCGGGCGGACATTATCCGTCCTCCCGCACCTCGCGCCCCTCGAGCCTGTCGATACGATGATGCGCCGACTTTGCCGAGTTCTCCACCGCCGACATACGCTCCGCCATGCTGATATAGCGCGCGTCCTGTGCGTCCTGCTTGCGCTCGATACGGTCGATGCCGCCTTTAATGTACCCGATTTCGGTCAACATTGTTCCGGCCTCTTTGCCCTCGCTCTCGCTGTCCTTTTTCGAGTTCCTATGAAAAGCGGCATAGCTTAACACGCCGCCGAGGATAGTCCCGAGGACTCCTATAATCGCTCCTACATAGTCCATTCTTAACCTCCGTTATAATTCGTAATAATCGAGTTTAACTGTCTGCTTTCCCGGCAATACGGGACACCCCCGAACGTGGTAAATCTCCCCGTCAACGATAACGCCCTCGCCCTCTGCCTCCGTGCATACGACATAGAGGCCGGGAGCGTCAAGCCTCACCCACAAGAGAGACTCCCGCCGCGCTATTATTTCGCCGTCGAGCTCGACCGTGTAGACCGCCGCGCTCATTCGGCGACCTTTTTCCAGCCGTCTGGATACGCCTCGGGAGTCCATACGTTGTTATCGAGCAAGGACTCGTAAAGCACGTCGCCCCAATAACCGCGCTCACCCTTGGAGAACGCGAGCCCCGCCGTAATGGTCGCCGGGATAATCCTCGCGCCGTTTTTATAGAGCACGTCCTCCCACAAGCTCGGCGCGGCCTCCGGCGTGTTTTCCGCCGTGTCCCACAAGTCCACCGCCGCCCGCTTGAGCGCACCTTTCCAGTTGATACGAGTCCCGGACTTGACGAGCGCCCCGCCGCCGGTGAGCACCGGATAAAGCTCGACGGCTGTCGAGCCGTCCTTATCGTCGAGCCCGGCTCCCGCCGCCTTTTCAATCATAGCGCGGAGCTCCCGCGCCCTCTGTACGGTAATCATTCCGCCGCACCCCCTAACAGAATATCGAGAACTTTATCGTTCTCGGCGAGCATGAGCGTACCGCTCACATTTTCCACGGAGCCGACCGGCTCGATACCGAGGAGCCCGCCGTCGGCGAAAGCGTAAACGAAGTCCTCGAGATATGTCGTCGTCTCGCCCGTCTCCTCGTCCTTGCGGTCGATTGCCGTCTTGATGCAAAAGCCCTCGGCCTCCGCCTCGTCGCACGGGACATAGCACCCGTTTTCGTGTAGGCGGACATAGACAACGGTATCGGAGTAGCCGACGACCTTTCCGCCGCTTTTGATAGCATACATACGTTATCCCTCCATTTTCGGCAGCTCTCCGAGCCGCTTTTTGTAAAACCCCTCGAGCTCCTGCGTGTTCATCGTGCGGAGGAGGTTTTTCCAGTACAGATTTTCCGCTCCCGCCCATTTCTCCGGGTCGAAGTCCGACGCGCCCTCGTGCTTGCCGTAAAAGCGATAGAGGCCGTCGAGCATCTTTTGACGATATGCGCCCTCCGGCGTGTTTGGCCTAAAATGCTCCCATCCGTTTTCAGACGTTGCGGCGCAAATCTTCCGCCCGTCAGCGGCAAAGAGAAAGCCGTCCCGCTCCGTTACGGTCGTCCCGTATCGGAGGTTAAAGGCTCCGTCGATGCCCTCGGCCTTAAAGCGCCGATAAACGACATATTCCATAGCTTACCCTCCCTTGAATAATTCACGATAGAGCCGCTCGACGCTCTGCTCCATGTGGTACGAGTGAAATCTTTTCATGTGTCCCCGCCATGATACGAGGGACGTTTCCACGTCTGCCGCCGTCATTCTGCCGGAGTCCACCCAACGCCGGAAAATGCGTAGCTTTGCCCTCATGTGCCGGATACCCTTGTACGTTGCCCGGCGGACGACTTTCCCGTTTGCGCCATACCGAAAGCGCACCTTAACGAATGTAAAGCCGCGCGTTAGCTTGATAATCTGCGTCTTTTTCGGATTGAGGCGGATACCGTGCTCGGCACATAGCCGCCGGAGCTCCCGGAGGCAAATCTCGAGCTTTTCCTTTGACTCGCTGATGATACACCCGTCGTCCATATA